CCGGCCAATACGCCGGAGTGCGTGCCGAAATACCAGAGCCTGGACTTCTACCAGAGCCACGACACCAAGGTCGTGAGCCTCAAGAAAGAGTGGGGAGCAGGGGGCAATGAACTGGTTCCGGAAGGGTACGATGTCGTCTGCACCTACGAATCCATCTGGCGGACACAACCCGAGTGCGCGGCCATCATTTCCGTCAGGGTCGAGGACGGCTCCGAGGACGGGGGCCGGGGGCAAATCGCCCTCACGGCCCGAGACTGCCGCACGGTCAATCCAGGGAGCACGGATCCTTCCGAGATCCCCGACGAGACCGTGGCCGACGAATCCGACACGACGGAATGGCCGGACCTTGAGGAAGAGGAAGACGAGACCATAACCGCCACCGGCTGCGACGCGGCCAGCATCAACGCCCGGACTCCCGTGGTCAACGCCCAGAACGCGAGGGAGGTCTACGGGGTCCCGAGCGTGGACAACTGCCCAGGGGTCTGCACCTGTGACCAAATATGCACCGCCCTCCGCTCCACCGGACGCCTCGCCGCTGCCGGCATGACATGGTCCACCTGCATGGCCGCGTGCGCCGAGGCGCGGGCAGAGGCGTGCACAGGATGCACCCTTTCCGGGCCGTCCACGCTCAACCCGGGCCAGACCGGTGTCTGGACCGACGGCAAAAGCAACTCCGGCGAGGTGTCCGGGCAACTGGCGCTCGTTTCCAGGTCGTTTGACACCGGCTACACGCTCCAGATGCCCTCGGGCGGAAGCGGCCCGTTTACCGTCCAGGTCTGTTACGGCGAGGACGCCCGCACCTGTTGCGAGGCCACCGTGGATTTTCCGCCCTGCACCCTTGAGGGCTCCGACGAACTCTCCCCCGGCATCGAGGCCACCTATATGCCGAGCGCGGGCATGGAAGGCGCAACGTGCGTCTGCTCCGGCGACATGGAGTACGTCAGGACAGGCCCGTATGGGATCGGTTTTATCTGCAAAATGGCGGACGGCGGGTGCGAGGGCACAGTCACGGTCAGCTACGCCGGGCGGGTCTGCGACTCCATCACCGTGACCAACCCGATGCAGGACTATGTTGGCACAGTCAGTGGCGATAGTGTGCTAGAGGCTGGCGAGACCGGCATCTACTACCACGACCTGGGCACAGACGCTACCTACACCGGCGACGTACCTGGGTCGACGTTTTCCAACGAGCTGGGCAATGGTGTCATCGTGACTATGCCCGCGAACGCAACCCCAGGAGAAGAAAAGACCATCTCTTTTTCGGGTGTGTGCGGGTCATCCGCGTCGAAGACGATCACCGCAGGGTATCCGTGCATATTTGATTTTGAACAGTTTGACGTAAATAACTCGGCAACTTATCCGCAGATTGGGCAGTGGATATACAGCAACACGGGTGATGGTGAGTGCTGGATGTATATTGAATCATACTACGGCACGTTTAACAATGGCTGTGAACTGGGCTACGCTGATTGTCCACGCGCAGAGTGGTATGTTAGCACCTGTAATTGGTTCGGGCAAAATGGTGGTGCAATAAAGCACAGGGAGACTACTAGCACAGTCGGCGATACCTCCTATTACACAGAGATGGTGTGGTCGCTGAGACCAAAAGTTTATGGTGACCCATGTTGATGAAAAAAGAAAAACTCCTTGAGTATGTTGACCGGCTCTCGTTTGCGGACGTGCGCGCCGCGTGGATTGCGCGGTGCCGTGCCGAGTACGACCGGCTGGATCGGCTGGAAGAGTCGCTTTCCGCTGATGGTTTCGAGCGCGTCGAGGCAAATGGTCCAATCACCCCAGACGGGCGCGAGGTCATGCGTATCCGTGGCCGAGCCTACGCCCTGCGGCCCGAGGTCCACGCCGAGCGGCTCAAACAGGCGTTTGAGGCAGGTCGAAAAAAGCAGGCTGAGAAGCAAGCCGCCCAGCCTGCGGAGGTCAAAGAGGCCCTTGCCGCTACGACCTGCCCGCAGATGCACAACGGCAAGCCCTGCGGCGGGACTCTCAATCGCAAAGGCGTCTGCCCTGGGTGCATCACTGGCCGCATGGGCTACCGCTACCGCTACCAGTGCGACACCTGCGGTTTTGACATCGTGACCAAAGAGGAGCTGAAATGATCCGAGCAATTCGACCGTCTGCGATGGCCCAGGATGACGCCAGCCTCGTCGCCGGGTGGAACGTCGCCCCGAATCTGGCATACACCCTGCTCCTGCTCCCGGGCGCATCGTCTTGCGGCGTGTACCTCTACGACGCTGACGGCTCGACGCTAGTAGCCTCCGGTGCGGCCCTGGCCGGGACGGACCAGCCTTGCGTCCTGATCCCGCAGACCGGGCAGACGGTTGACATGGTGGACGCCGACCTTGGTTGGCACCTGCTCCTCACGACCACCGGCACGGAGAGCCAGCGGACGATCCGGCTCGGCCCTGCGGTTGATCTGCCTGACGAGATCCACCCCGTCTACGGGGACGACGACATGGCCGTGGCCCGTGCGACTGCGGCGATAGATGAAGCCGCGCACTACATCGACGACGTGACCGTCACCTGTCCGCTCGGGCTCGGTGCTGGTCTGGGCGACGTGGTGAGCGTGCCCGTGGATGGCGTGGCGGTGGTGGGCGAGGTAGAGTCCATCACATGGACGGCAACTCCGGACGGGGCCTCCGACCTCGCCGCGATCCGTCGTCATGTCGCCATCGCGCCCGAGGCGTTTGTGGAGCCTGTCCCGCCGACACCTCCGACTCTGGCCGCCGACACGGCGTCTACTGACGCCGCCACCGAGGCCTCCGGAAACGTGCTCGACAACGACGACACCGGCCTGACCGTGGTGGCCGTCAACGGACTCTCCGGCAACGTAGGGTCCGCCGTGGCAGGGTCAGCCGGTGGGCTTTTCACGATCAATTCTGACGGGTCGTGGGTCTTCGATCCGGACGGAGACTTTGACGAGATCGAGGAGGACACCGACACAGCCGTCACATACTACGCCAGCGACGGAGAGGCAGAGGCCAGCACGACGCTGACGGTGACCGTCTCGCCCGTGACATCGGGGCTATGGAGCCCGGCAAATATAGTGACCTCGCTTTGGTTGGATGGAGCAGATTCTGATACTGTTGTACTTAACGGATCAACTGTTAGTCAATGGTCAGATAAGTCTGGAAACGGCAGGCATATTATACAAGGCACGGCTGCCAAACAGGCCATTAGAATACCTAATGGGCTGCATTTTGACGGGACAAGAACAATGGGGACAGCGTCTTGGGCGCCAGCGAATTCGTGTTCAGTATTTGTTGTTTTGGCTAATGCGAGAGAAACGCTTGGTTCAGGTATTATTGATGCAGTGGTTGCTAATAGCCCATTTCCTGCTTCTCCTAGTAACAAGGGTTTGTCATTTAATAGTTTTAATTCGTGGGGCAGCTTAACTCAACGTCAATTTTTCCAGGAAGTTTTTGCTTCCGGCACTAGGTCCATATATAAAAATGGTCTTATTTCAGGAACGCAATCTGATAAGTATTTGACATACGAAGAAACCTGTATAGCTACAGCGCACCACGATTCAACTGATTCTGTTTCTGGCAGGTACTTTACGCTCGGCATGCTTCAAGTTGGATCCTCGTACTATTATGGGAAAAATTATATTTTTGAAGTAATTGTTATCGAAGACGGCGCCGATACTGCGTTATCGCAAATAATCGAGGGTTATCTCGCCCATAAGTGGGGGCTGGCCGCATACCTCCCAACCGACCATCCCTACAAATCAACCGCCCCAACGATATGAGGTAACGCCATGCCCATCACCCCCTCGTCTATCCTCCCCCGCCGCTCCGTCCCGGAGATAGCCACCGGCCCCGTGGTCGCTGTTGGCGTTGGTTCTGTCTCGGTTCGCGTGCGGCCAGACCTGACCGTGCTCGTCAGCACCCCCCAGACATACGCGGTGGGGCAGATGGTGTCCGTGGCGATACCCGGCGGCCAACTATCGGCGGCGCAGATTATCGGCGGCGCGTCGGGGAGTGCGCCCAGGATTAGGCAGGTGGTGGTGTGACTCACCTCCTGACTCACCTTCCGAGGCGATCTATCCGGGCCTCAACCGGGCTTAACGTAGCAAGTTCGGGGCGTCAGGATCTCAACGAATACGGGCTCCGCGATTCCTAATCCCGGATGAGGTTATCGACCAAGCTCCTTGGCCGCGCCCAGGAGGCCGGTGTCTTCGTAGCCGGGCACGGACGCCAAGTGCGACCCTCCGTCTGACCAAGCAGACCGGACGTCTTCCGGTTTCGCGCCCTGGCGCGCGAGCTGTAGAGCAAGCAACCTGTTGGTCCGGTTCGTGTTTCTCCAGATCAAAAGCGGCGCGATAGTGATGCAGATGCCCAGCACAATAAGCAAGAAGCCGAAAATTCCGAGCCCTTCCATAGACCCTCCTTTTTTCGCCCCCGTACCACCCACGACACCTTCAGTCAGCAACAAATGTTGTCAGACGGCCGTTTAATCAAGCAAACATTTTTGTAGGATGTCGGCGCCTGTCATACATCACCCTTGCGGCCCTGCGTCCTGATCTCTTCCAGTTTTGCCGCCGACCGCCCGCATGGGGCGCTGTCGTCGCTGTGGATCAGGCGCAGCGGCGCGCCACCCCGGCGTGCGTGACCGCACCCGGGGCTCCTCTTTCTGCAATCACTCTCCAGCCGCGGTTTGATGAGACAGCGTGGCCGTCTGGGCGGGCTGCGCGTCGTAGTGGACTACGGCCTCTGTCATGGCTGCGACCTGGTCGGCGGTGAGCCCTGCCGCACAACACGCCGCCTTGACGGCGTCCATGATCGCCGTCTGCTGGGCCAGGAGCGCGCGCTTGACGGCGATCAGCTCCTCTTCGAGCTGGATGCAGCGGGCGCGGTAGTCGAGCGACTCGTGCGTGGTGGCGGCCTCGTGGCGCCCATGGGTGATGCCGCCCCCAATTGCGCGCAGGATGGCCAGCGCCGTGGAGAGCTTGACGTCCTGTCCGTTGCACATCCTGGACACCTGGCTCTGGCTGATGCCCGCGGCATGGGCCACGGCAGCCTGCCCGCCGGCATCCGAGATCGCCGCCTTGAGTTGCTTGAGCGCAGCAGGCGGTAGTGGTTTTTTTGCGACAGCCATGCCATCGTCTACATCAAAATTATTATCCATAAAAAGGGCTCAAATTCATAAAATATGCTTGACTGGATTTAGTCAAGTGGATATTGGTTTCACATGAGCATAATTACCCAGATCAAAACCCGCCTCAAAGAGCTTCGCGGCGAGGGCGTCCCGCCGACGGTGATCGCCAGGAAGGCTGGCGTTTCTCAAAGCACACTGTCCCGCTTCTTGTCTGGACGGGCAACGCTGTCCGGCCAGACCATCGAGCGCCTTTGGCCTGTGCTTTTCGAGGGCACAGACAATGCTTTACAGCATAAAATAAATTAAATCTACCTCGTCCTTTAGCGCGGTATTTTATTTTTTTGCATAAAAATTTGGAGGTTACGGGAGAATGTCGGCAATTACTACCAGGGGGGTTTTTATGGACTCAAATCAATTGCGCGAAATGAGCGCCGCCCAGGTTGTCTGGATGGCGGTGCATCTGAGCGGCAAGAAGCGCCGCGCGGTGGAGGAAGAGCTAGAGCTGGTTCCCGGGCAGATCGACCGCTGGTCGAGCCGCAAGGACCATCATAGCCCGAGTCTCGAAATTTTGCCCGAGCTTATCGAAGCCACGACGACGGGCCGCGACGCTGCGGCAAACATCCTCGTGCAGTGGCTCCTGGCTCGGGTCGAAGATCGCAACCTTAAATATGACCCGAAGGCTGTCGGCGCAGACGAGCTGCAGACCCAGATCGTCCATTTGGGCGCAGAGTTTGGGCAGGTCGCAACGTGCGTCCTCGACGCCGTGGAGGACAACAAGCTGACCCGGGCCGAGGCGCTGCGCTGTAAGAACGCCGCTGCAGACGTGATCGCGCGCGCCCAGACTATCGTCCACGGCGTGGAGCCGTACATCTAAGGGGGGAAACTATGCAGGAAAAAGAACCGATCACCCTGGCGACACTCTACGGTGGCGCCGTCATCGAGGCCGTTGACCACGAGATCGCGAACGTCTTGGCCAACATCACCGACGTCAACACAAGTAAGCAGAAGGCCAGGAGCGTCACACTGACGCTTTCGTTCAAGCCGAACAAGGAGCGTAATATCGCCGACGTGACATTTCAGGCTAAAAGCTCCCTGGCTCCTGCTGAAGCCCTGGAAACATCCATCATCATCGACCGCAACCAGGCCGGACAGCCGGTTGCCTTCGAGCTGTCGCAGACAAACCCTCATAACCAGGGCGTGCTGCCCATCTTTGGAGAGAACAAATGATTGATAAAGAATTTGTCGAAAAGATTCTCGAGCTCGCACCAGTTCAAGAATTGGAAATCGGCGGCGGAAAGTACACGTCCAAGCCGATCAATAAGATTCTGGATCCACAGGCGACTACACTCGCGTTCTCCACGCTGACCGGGCTGAAGGATTACATCGAGGTCAATCTGGATCTGATCAGCAAGGAAACGGTCATGCTGCATGTCGAAGACTACAAGACGGTTTCCATCATCACGGGCTTAAAAGGTCACTTTCGCCAGCGCGAAACCCTCGTCCGCGCCAAGGCTCATGACTGCCAGTTTCAGTTCGACAAATTTTATGATCGGGAAGCCTTCCAAATCGCCATCATGGCCGCGTTCATGCCCACGGAAAACCGGGACAAGGTCGTCAAGTTCATCGGAAACGTCGTTCAGAAGGCAGAGGTTCAGACCGAAGACGACGGGTTTACCCAGCGCGTCACAGCAAAGGCCGGCATCGCACGTGTCGCAGAGGTCGAAGTTCCGAACCCCGTGACCCTCCAGCCGTACAGGACGTTCCCGGAAGCGCAGCAGCCCGAGAGCGACTTCATTTTTCGAGTCAGGACCAACAACAGCGATGCGACCGTCAAAGCAGCGCTCTACGAGGCCGACGGCGGTCGCTGGAAACTTCAGGCCGCGATCAACATCAAGGAGTGGCTCGTCGAGAACATCCCCGGCGTGCACGTCATCGTGTAGCAACAAAAAAGCCCCGGCGGCGAGCAGGCCAATCCGGGGCAAACAACAAATCAGGAGCAAATGATGCAAACGAACAGCCAGAAAGTCAAGCGCGTAGTGCCCATGCAGGTCGCCGGCCTGCGCCTCTCCATCCTCCTGGGCCAGGCCGACGAGGCCCAGGCCATGGTCAGGGTCCAGTCCAGCCTGGAGCGGCACGGGTGGCTCCAGGGCGTCGAGCCCAGGGCGCTGGTGAGGGTCGGGGGTATGGCATGAGTGAGTCGTTTACCGCCATCCAGCTGGCTGCCGTCATGTCATCGCCGGCGTTCGTAGAGCGCTCGGAACATTACCCAGCGCACTGGAAAGGGCGAGTTCCCACCACGGTGGGCATGCTTAAAACAGTCAGGTCTGAATTGCCACCCTGCATGGGGCCTGTGCTTGTTGCCGCTGCAGAAGAAATTTTCCCTGTCTACGTCAATAGTCATGGCGCAGTCTCTGCCGTGTTCCCTGATGGAAGTTTCCTCGGGCTCAAGCCTATGGAATTCGTCGTGCTCGGATTTAGCCCTGAAAAGGTGGGGGGTGCAGCATGAGCGACACCCAGATCCTGACCGACGCAGAGCTGGCCCTGCTGCGCACGCGCCTGACCATGAACCCGACCACGCTGGTCGACCCAGCCGTGGTTCAGCGACTGCTCGCCACCGCCGAATATTACCGCAACAACGTCGAGATCGCCGCCTGGCCTGACCTCGTCCGCGAGCAGGTGTCCCTATGAGCGACCTCCGCAAAATTGCCGCACAGAACGCCGCCTGCGCCATCGTGGCGGGCATACTGCTCGACCGGGTGCGGATCATGCGCGAGGGCGGCGTGCTCATGGGGCCCGGCGCCAAGCAGGCCGTCAAGGTCGAGCGCTGGGCGCAGGCCGTCATCGACAGCCTGCCCAAGATCAAGAGCGCCAAGGGCCGGCGCAATATCGACCGCGTCTGCGAGGCACACCATCTGTCCTACCGTCAGCACTGGCCGCATCTAGCCGCCGACTCGGCCATGAGCGCGTGCGCGGCGATCTTCTCGTCGCATCACGCCCTGACCGAGCTGCGGCGCACCATGGGCCTGGGGACGCGGCCCTGGATCAATCTCGACAAGACGACAACCACGCTGCTGGCCATGATGCTCAGGGACATCCCGGAAGAGGAAGCAAGGATGTTTTCGGCATCGCTGCCGGTCGTGGACCTGGTCATGGAGGTGGCGGCATGAGCACCGGGCTGATCATCACCGCAATCATCATCGTCACGGCCCTGTGCGTCTGGGCCGTCATCAGGGGGCGCACATGGTAGCCGTCTTCGCCGGGGCTCTGGTTGGAATTCTGTTTGTGGTCGTACTGGTTGGGCTTTTTTCCATGTCCTCACGCGAGGACGAGAGATGGGGGGACAAATAATGTGCCACAAATGTAATGCGCTGCGGCGTGAGATTGAGGGGCTCAAGGCTGGAACTGCCGTGTTGCGGGCCAACAACATCAAGTTGGCCGTCGAGAACAACAACCTGCGGGCCGTGGTCGGGGCAAAGATGCAGCCGGTCAGCCTGGGGTATCTGGTCGAGTGGGAGCGCAAGCGAAGGTGCGGCATGATGGACATGACAGTTGACGACTACGGCTGTGCAGAAACTTATTCCCGCGGCCTCGCCTTCCTCAAGCAGGACGTCGGGCACGCAAAGAAGATCAAGGAGCACCAGGCCCGCGAGGCGCGCTATGAGGCCGCCATGGAACGGGCCGCGCAGGTGCTGATCGACGGCGACGAGATTGAGCGTGCGGCTATCGCAAAACAAATCGAGGCGTTGCTGGACCAGCAGGGTGATGCGGCCTGAAAAGGCCTCGAACAAAATTGACAGGCGTTCAGCCTTTTGTGTTTTGTGTTCTCAGGAGGATCAGGATCAATGACACACGAAGAAATTTTCCGGGAAGAGGCCCGCGCCGCATTGGCGAAGGCTGGGCACCTTGCGGAGCTCGGCCAGAAGAAGCACCTCAACGCCAGGGAAGTGCAGGACCTCTACGGCTGGAGCCCCAGGCTCCTGCAGGACTGGCGCGTCAATGGCCGCGGGCCTCGGTATGTGCAGGAAGGCCGCAACGTCTATTATCGGCACGAGGATCTGCAGGAGTTCGCCTCTCGCAACGCGGTCAGGACGTATGATGCCCAATAACGGAGTCGATTTTCATGGCCGCGTCGCGCACGGTGTTCGGGCAAAGGTGGGCGTAGCGCTGGGTCATCTTCATGCTGGAGTGGCCGAGCAGCTGGCCGATGGCCTGCAGCGGGACGCCCTCCTTGGCCAGCCAGGACGCGAAGGTGTGGCGCAGGCTATGGAAGACGATGCGCGCCCTGCGGTCGGTCACGTTTTCGTTCAGACCAAGGGCCTCGACGGTGCGGGCAAAGGTCTTGCTCAGATCGTTGATCTTGCCTCCGCCCTCGACCGTCGACTCAAAGATATGTCTGTGCGGCCTGGGCGCGAACTCTCGGAAGATCTCTTTGACGCGGTCAGACATCGGGAGCTGGCGCCAGAACCCGCCCTTGCCCTCGCAGTGGATGATGCCGGCGCTCATGTCCAGATGCTGGCCCTTGAGCCGGAAGATCTCATCCTCACGCATCCCGGTGCGCAGACTGACCTCTGCGATACACCTGACCAGGTGGCTGCGCTTTTCCAGGGCGTCGAGGAGATCCTGGGCCTCGCCGGGCTCGAGGTATCGAAAGCGCGCGTTCTCAGCATTTGGGATGACGATCTTGGGCATGGGGCCGCCCCAGAGCCGCCACTCAATCATCTTGCGCATGATCCTGCGGACCAGGGCCAGCGCGTGGTTGACCGTCTGGTCTGCTCGGCCTTTGCGCTTCATGGCTTTTGTCATCTTGGCGATGTCGTGGCCGGTGATGTCCCCGAGCATGCGGCGCCCGAGGGCCGGCTCGACATGGTTGGTCCAGATGGACAGGGACTGCGCGGCCGAGGGCTTGCCGGCAAGGTGTCCGCTCTCGTAGGCCGTCCAGGCGTCGTCAAGGGTCATGGGCTTGTACGTCCTCGGCAGCACGTCACCGACGCGGCTGTTGCGGACGCGCTCGGCTCTGAACTGGGCCGCCATGGCTGCGGTCACGCCGTCGGATCTCCAGCCGACCTTCTCCCAGACCTTGCGGCCTCCGAGCTTGTATGTGATATGGAAGGACACGTCGGGCGCCCCTTTGAACGTCCGCTCTTTGGATTTGAGCTGATAAACCCCGACGTGCTTGGTCTTTGTCCTGTCCGTCATGCTACCCTCCTGCTACCCACGGCATGCATTTCCGTGCACTTTGGTGCCGCATGCGTGACCATGCAGGGCCCATCTTTACAGCATCTTAGCGCAAATGGAAGCCCCCTTGAACGCCGGG